GCTTTTACTAGCTTGGCGATTTCTGATTGATAGCTTGGCTCAGGATCTTTAAAGGTTCTACACCCTTTACCCTCATAAAACGTTATACCCCAGCCATCTTTATGCGGGCCAGTATTACCACCGCGCTCTAACAAACCTGAAAAACTAAAACAAATATCCGTAGGTACGTTGGCTGACATGCCAAGTAATTCACACATGAAATAAATTAACCTTTTTAATTAATGACTTACAAATAAAAATTAAAATTAACTTTTCTTTTGGTCACAGCTTTGGTCACTGTTTGGTTTTTGTAATGTTAAATTTCAATTATTCATAAACCTGATAATGACATTGTTAAACACAGTAAGCGGGTTGGCAAGTATTAACATTACCCTACAATTGGCTTTAGTGTACTTTTTAAGCTGCTGGCTGCTGATTTGTGGGCGGTAAATTCGCCTTTTGTTATTGGTGCGCCTGCACCTGCTCCGGTGTGCCCGTGGGTTTCTAAGCTTTGGTTTATGTCTTTAACCAGGCTTATTAAACCAAGGAGTACTTGAGCCACGTTTACTGAATTATTACCCAACCACACTGTTGCGCCTTCTACCTTTGCCAGTTCGGTGGCTTTGGCGTGTAGAGTTTTGAGCGTGGTTAGGTTCATGTTTTCGGCGGCTTCAATGTCTACCTGTTTTTTACTACCGAGTAATAGGCCCTCTAAAGCGACTATTATGGCTTTTTCCCCAACTAATGTTTTTAATGCACCCATTACTTCGGTGATTTGGTTGCCGTCTATTTTTAATATGTCATGTGTGGCTATGTTTGCATTGCGTTCATGGTGATTTTCTAAACAGTTGCGCGATTTTCTTTTTGTAGTATCGCTGGCCTGTGCTATTTCGCCGTCGGTTGTGGTCTGCCAGTTTCCGTCGCGGCCTTGTAGTTTGCTGCGGCTACTTTGCTGCAGTGTCACATCTGTTCGCTTGTGTTCGGGTACTAAACTTTGCCATGGCAATAGGCTGGTGATCACGGGATGGCTATTTAAGCCGTCAATATATTGTATTAAACAATGCATGCCTGGCGTTGGCTCGTTTAATAATCCGTGGTCGGATGCTTGGCCTGTCCCGAGTGTTACTTGCTGAAATGCGGGCACGGCTAATGGCTCGCCTGTTAGCGGATTTAAAAGCTGTACGTCGGCGGCTTTTAGCGGCCTAAATACGGAGCTGATTGCTGCGGCGCTACTTGGCAGGTCGTATATTTTTTCTATACGTGCAAGTTGCGGCAGGTGTTTTCGCTCGTTTAGCTCTGGAAAATAGCGCTGTATTAGGCGTTTAATGGCTTGTTTGACCATCGTATATGCATCCTGTCATTGATTAAGGTTACTTCGGTAATGTGTCGGCCATTTAGTTTTATGCCTGGTCTTAGTTTTGGGATAGCGATTAGTTCGCCAGTAGTTGAGCTTTTAGCGGTTATTGTGTGCTCTGGAAAGTCGTTTATTGCTGCGAGCGGCCAACGCGAGTCGTGCCAACTGCCTACAAATATTTTACCGTCTGGCCGTTGCTGAAAAATAAAATCGTTAATGCCCCACACTTTGCCTATTTGTCTAAGCGCTTCAATGCCTGTGCCGCTGTGATAAAATGCGGGTGTAATTTGATTTAAATATTCTGCGTTTTCAGGGGTAGCAAACTCAACTCCGAGTTTTGCTAGTTCATCAAGCACCGCTTTAATTGTTGCGTGACGAACCGCCAGCGGTGCGGGAAAACTTAACGCGCCTATTAGTTCGCGGCAGGTTAAATACCAGCAGCCGTTGGCTTGATGTTTTGATTCTATGACGCCGAGAAAATACGGGATCATATTATCTAACGTGTAACCTAGGTGTAGTTCAACCAAGCCGCTTGGCTCTTGCTCTGCCACTACTTCAAACTTTGCACGACCGGTGCTGGCAATATCAAGCTGTACGGTTTTGCTGACTATGTTCATCACTGTGTTGCCGCCAATCGTTAGCGTGTTAGATAGGCGGGTGCTCATGGCCCTTCTACCTCATTGAATTTGTTTTGCACATCGTCGTTACTGGTTGTTGCTTGTGGCTCTGCGCTTTCGGTTGCTTGTTCGTCTAGCTGCTGTTGCTCGCGTTCTGAGACTGATTGCACCTCAACGAGCTTAAATGTTACTTGCCATGCGCGCTTTTCTTCAAGCTCGGTGGCTTTTACTTCACCGTCAAATTTTGCTTTGCGAATTTTATATGCCTCAGCTAATGCATTAGTAATTGTGTAAACAACGCGGGCGCCGTTTTCGTCTAGCGCTTTTGATTTGGCGATAAGGGCTGCTAGCTCGCTTTCATCCAGCATGGGTATTTTTGTTTTTACAGTTATTAAACCTGGCTTAACACCCTGGTCACTACTCAGCGCAAAGCTACCAAACCCCGACATGTCACCACCGGCGAGTTTTACCGATGCATCAACACGGGTTTCAAACCCCGGTATGTTCCAGCCGTCAATTGCTAAGCTCATAACACCTCTTTAATTTGATTAAGTTCGCCCTGCTCGCCAACAAATAAACAGAGTGCCCAGTAGCTATAATCATTGCCTTTACTCGCCACTGAGTCGGCTAGCTGTTTAGCTGTGCCTGCTGTAATTAATTGCACATCTACCTCGCTACTTTTAGTAGTAAATTGCGCTTGGTTTAGCCGCTCGTCTCGGGCTGTTTTTAGCTCTGCTGCTTGGGTTAGTGCATCATCAATGGTAGTAATTAATTGCTGACCGCTGCTATTTACTGTGGCGAGCTCGTCAGCTATTAGCTGTTCACGAATAGGCCATAGACTTTGCAGGGTATTTATTTGCCACTCTATGCTTTGCCCGTCATACGTTGTGAGTTGGGTCTGCTCTAATGTACTTTGGCTATTGGCATACTGGGCGCAGGCGACAAATTCAGGTATTGGGCAATAGTTGTTTATTGATTCCAACTTACTGGCCAGCGCTGCAGGGTCGACTGCACTCACTGATAACAATAAACCACCATAACTTGTTGGTTTATCGGTGCGCGAGTCGTCATTAATGGCAGACGTAAGCAACTGTGCGCCCACTTGCATAGAGCAAGGGGCAGCAACTTGGTGATAACAGAGCGCTACGTTATGCATGTTCAGGTAGTGGGTAACGTGCTTTTATTTCAGCTACTTTGTCTTGCCACTTTTGATGTGACTCCGGTGTGCCATCAAATTGTGATTCCATAAATAATGGGTCTGACTCGGCTATGTAAGCAGCTTGGCGCTTTTCAATATTTTGGCTTAGCTCAAACTGCTGCTGATTTAATACAGAGTCAATTTGTTCTTTGTCCATGCCTAGCGACTGCATGTATTCGCTGCTTGTGTTGCTGTGACTTGTGCCTTTGTAAATGTATGTAAACATAGTTTTACCTCTTAATGTTTTGGAAAGCGCGATAAAAACCACACTTAAGTGTAATTAAAGCTCAACGAGCTATTACACAAAAAGTCCTGGGCGGAATCCTATATTGCTATTTTTAATAGTACGTGCACTATGAAGCCCTAAAGCTCCCATCCCCGCGTTTGAACCAATCAACCAACTACCTCCACGAATCGCAAATCTTCTACCATAGTTTCTACAATAAATAGCGCCATTTACCGTGCTAGCTGATTCTGATTCTATTAGGAGCCTACGTAATAACTCTATTTTGTTATAGTCTGCTGCTTTCTCTACAGCTGCAAAATGAGCGTTACTCGTAGTGGGGTTACCGTGACCATTATCGCCTAATGCTCCATTCCTATTGCTAATGCCAGAGCTGAGCTTAGGTGAACCTATGCTATCTGTTCCTTCAGTATTAGCAGTTGGTGAGTCAAAAAATGCAACATGCTTGTTCCAGTTGTCTTCAATAATTTCAGGGTTATTATCTAATGTTGTAATCACCTGGCCTTCGTCTAGCATCATTTGATCTAACCACTCCCAAACATTACCGACTAAGTCTTGAACACCCCATTCAGTATGATCATGCGTCCATGTTGCGGGCCCCTTTCCTGTATCTGTGCTAGCTGTTCCAAATGTTTCTCCTGGGATACCATTATCGCTACGGCGGGCTGTTTCTAATTTATTTTCGTGGCTGCGACCGTGGTTTGTATTTCCGCGTGGTACTGTGCCGTTAGCAAGTGACCATAGTGCGATTGCAGCCCATTCATGAATGCTCATCATGTGCCAGCCTGCACCTTTGTTGTTACACAGCGCTTTTGCTACATCGTAGTTAACTGATGTACGTGGTTGTACACCACCAATTACTGAACATCCGCCATTAGCCCCTGATGATGCTAAGTATTTAGCAATGAGCACCTCACCCATTTGCTCGCCATTACGTTGGAACATAGTTGGTGTGCCGGTGCCTAGCATTAAGTCAACGCCAAGGCGATCAAGTATTGCTTGGTTAATGTCTTCGTAGTTAAAACGCGGGATGCGCACCATAACATTTGGATTGCCTTGCTCGTCAATTACTACAGTGTTGCGGCCACCTGATGCATCTTCGATTGCTTTACGGTATCCATCTGATGCAACGATTGCTAATTGTGCCGAGTTCTCGGCGACTTGCTGATCAAGGGCGGCTTTTTTACTGTTGTAGTCGCTGTCTAGCGCGGCTGTTTTTGAGTCTATCTCGGCTGCTTTGTTTTCTACCGCTGTAACTACACGGTCTGCCGCTGTTACGATTTCGTTGATTTGTTCAATGCTCATCTTAGTTCCTTAGTAAATATTGTAAAATCTGACATTAAGAAATAGTTACGCAACGTGCGGTACATGTTGTTTACCTGCGCAGTTGCTGTGGTTAGTGATAGCGCGTTTAGCGCATCAATTTGCGGGCTGTAATCAAACATCCATGACTGCGCTGGAATTGTAATACGAGCTAATGCCGCAGCCGCTGCAAACTTAAGAACAAACGATCGGTTATGTACGTTATTTACACCTTGGCGTTTTCGCTGTAATGGCAAGTAGTCGATTGCTAATAGTGTGCCGTCTTTTGTTACTAGGCCTATCCAGTTGTAGTCAAAGTCGCCGATGTCTTGCTCTAGCACTACGGCCCACGCCACTGTGTTTTCGTCAACATAGCCAGATACATCAATATTTCGGCGGTGCACGATTTGTAAACCACTTGGCATGGGCTCGTTTGGGTTGCGCTCTCCCTGTTCGTTTAGGTTTGGTATTTTTGCAAACACCAGCTCTTTTACATCAAGCCCTTTGTTTTGAAGTGCTCGGGTAGTTATGTAACCTCTTCCGGCGTTGGTCATAATGCCGGTGATAGCTTCGCTCATAGTGTCTCCTTGGCGATACTTACACCGCCCTCTTTACTTAAAAATCCATAATGCTTATGTTCTGCAATAACATGCTGTACATCAGTGTTTATTGCTTGATGCACGGTGTTGCTCACTAGGTTATCAAGCCCTAAGAATTGATATATCTGATCAATTGGCAATGTGTGTTTAACGTTGTGCGTTATTGCATGCAGTGGCGCGTGGCTACTTTCATTTTGCAGGCTAGTAAAACCATGGCTATATTGCTGCTCTGCATTATGTTCAGCACTCAAATCCAGTGGGTGATCAATATGACAGTTATCCCATTGCACATGCGTTAGCCCTATACACATTGATACATTGGCTGTGTTATGTACTGTTAGCTCGTAGCGGCGACAAGTGCGGCCATAAAGCTGTATTAGCTCTGGTAGTAAATCAGTATTGCCTGCGAGTGTTGAATCGGTCATGTCAATAGCAATAATGTCCCAGTCACGTCCGTTGAGCCTTTCGCGCACGTTAAGCACCTCCAGCCCTAAGCGGTCAAAAATACTTTTAACTGAGGCAATTTCGCCGGCATCAATGGTATTTACCAGTGCATGCTGCACGCGCTTACGATAGAGCTCTATCGGTTCGTCATCTAAACGAGTAGTTAGGCGCTCCCACGCCAAAAAACCTAATACTGGCTCTTCGTTTTTAGATTCATCTTTTTGGTTAACAGCCCACATAACGTAGTCGCGTGATTGATCCCAATAGCCAGTTGCTGCTTTTACCAGTTTTTCGGCGTAGCCTTTGTTTAACCAGGTAGCTATTTGATTAGCCATTTGCCACCTCATTAACGGTTAATGATTTAAGTACCGGCAGCCAGTTCGCGGCGGTTATGTCGTCAATATCAAATTTAATTGATTTAAGCTCGCTAAATTGCTCATGGCATTCTGCTATTAATTGGCTAATGCTGAATACTGTTTGATGCGCTACGCGTGTAGGTGCATACGCTGCATTTTGACGAAAAGCGGCTTGTATATACGTGGTTAAATCGCTTTGAATACTGGTGCTTTGTGGGTTCAATTTATACGTTGCGGTAATATCAAAGCCCGTAGTTGCCATGGCGTAAACCATAAAGTCGTCACCCAAGCCATGATGGCCTGCGGTGCGAATATGCTGGTTAATCGCGCTAAGTAATGCTGTTGGTACGGGGCCAACGTCTAAATAAATATACGCATTGGCTGTGCCTGGACCCCGCGGGGCGTTTGTTTGAATTTCGATGTTATCGATTGGCACAGCAAAGCTGGCAATAATTTGCTTGTATACGGCGTTAATATGCCAGCGCGCGGCGGTGCCAAATACATTACGAATACGCAGGCGGTAATGCTCGGTGCTTTCATCGTCGGAACCTGGCTTAATTAGCCAATCGTCATTATTGGTTACGGTTATACCGTCTTGCTGTTCTGTAAAGTAGCGGTAAGCATGGGCGGGTAAGTTAAATGCGGCGCCGGTGTTTTGCGCCTCGGCCAGTGCATACGCTGTGCTTTGGCCGTCACTAAAATAAACATCTTGCAACAATGTGAGCTTATAAACAGTACCACCTAACGCGTCAGTTACCACCTGCGTACCAGCAACAATAGCGCTTTCACCTTCAGTATTGATACGGGTGAAAGTGAGCATGCCTTGTGCTTTTACGCCTGCTTGAATAAATACATTGCGCGCGGGGCCGTGGCGTTCAATGAGTGCCGTTCGGCTGGCGGTCATAATAAATAAGTCAGGCATTAATTGCAGGGCTATCCAATTAAAGAGCTGTACAACGGGCTTTGTGATCAACGCTTCAACGGTTCGCCAGAACGGGCCAAATGTTGAGTTGTTGGCAACTTGTATGTTTTGTTCTTTTAGTTGTGCTTGCCACTGCGCTTGTGCCGTTTGCTCGTCCATTGGCAAGCCTGCTTTTTGCATTAGGGTTTTAAAGTCCACTTTATAGGCCTCCGTATTGGCGCGTTTGCGCGGTGATGCTTAATGTACCGTCGTCATTTCTATACACTTTTATAGTGCCTGGCTTAATGCGATTGTCTTGCTCTGTGAGTAATTCAAGCTCAGTTAAAATGGGTGCTATACCGTTTTTATTGCGCAGGCCAACAAGCTTAGTTAATAGGCCGCTTTCTAAAATTCGGTGCTTAATATCCTGCGCGATAACATCAGCCTTTTTTTAATGTGCTTGGGCTTAACGAGTCGTTTAGTACAAAGTCGTTATCTTGTATTTCTAAATCTATATGCAGCGCTATATCAAATTCCATTAGCCGGCTAACTCCATCATTTGTTCAAAGCTTTGTGCTAAGTCGTCAGATT